GTTGTGTACTTGGTCCCGTTGATGGCAAGGAAGTTGCTGCCCCCTTGGTACACGGTGAAGGCTTGCGGGGTTGTCAGCGGACGGACATTGGTGAAACTGCTCCCGATGCGGAAGTACCCGCTCAAACTCCACCCCGCCAACTCCAACTGCTCCAAGTTCCCCGCAAAGGCCATCACCCCGCTGACCGTTGTGGTTGCTCCCGTGACGGCAGGGGTGTTCCCGTACTCCTGCGTGAAGTCCAGCCGATACCCCGAATAAAACCCCGAATGGTCCACGAAGCCCGTCTGCGTAAGCGATGGGGCGGTCGGGGCTACGAGGGTTTCAACCACCTTCTGCACATCGAAGAATCCGAAGTTGGTGGTGGGTAGTTTGTCGCATTTCAGCCGTGCCAGCGTCGTGCCTGCGGGGTTCTTCACATCGCAGACATAGCGGTAGTTCGGTTGTGCAATCAGCGAGCCGCTGACTCTGAAAAGCATCTTGTTGTAAACGGGCGTGGCCACGAGGGGCGAACCCGAAAGGACGGATATGGACATGGGTTATCGGACGGTTGCGACGCTGATGGACTTGCCGAGTACTTCGGCGATGTTTTCGGTTAGCACATCCAACATTTCCTTGGTGGCGGCGTTGGACATAAAGTTGGTGGCTCGTAAGCCTTCCCGCCGAATCTTGTTGGCGATATTGATGGCGAAGGAACGGTTGGCGGCCTGCTTATCCCTACCCTGCAACGGGATCCCCTTGAATGCGATCCACTCTTGGATCGGTCGGATCGGGATCGGGTTGCCCTTGAATCGGAACGGGCTATTTGGCGCACGGTTGCTCTTCTGCGTTCCCTTGACACCGAGGTCCACGAACTTCCAGTAATCGTTGGCCTTGATAGCCACGACAAAGGACGAATCAGTTAGCGTGATGGGTTCAACGACGATGCTCTGCGCAAGGGAGTTGCTGCCAATAGCGTTGGCGTTTGCGAGGTTCTGCTTGGCGAGCCTCACCACTCCCTCCAGCCACTTGGTGACCAATGCGTAGGACTTGTTTTCAATGGCTCCATCCGCAAGGCTCACCCCGAAGTCAGCCAAGGCCTCCTTCTGCAAGTCGGTCAGTTTCTTGCCCGAACCACCTACAAATACATCAAACTCCATGCTGGTAAATGTCCAGCCACCGAAATTGTGTCCTACTTGCGGCGCATCCGCTCCGCCTCTTGTCGTTCTGCCTCCAAAATGTCGTGAATCAAGAGCGCATAGTTCAGGAACTCCACCGCCTTCATCGCAAAGATGGCCTCAAATTTCAGCACATCCTTGTTGGCCATCCGCCATACGACCATGAGCCAACCGTAGCCAGCAAGCGGGTTGGTTACTGGCCCTGCATTCCCTTCGTCAGGTGACGAGAATAGTCGCTCAAAACTTTCAAGTAACTTTCTGAACTTAACAAAAAAAAACTGACCACCCCCCAAACATCGCCAATTTTGGCGTGGGCTTTGAGCAGTTCGGCCCGCTCTTGGTGACTGGCCCCGTCGTACTTCTTGGGGAAGTAACCGAGGAACCCGCCTTCCCTGCAAAGGGTCGCCATGATGCGGTGCAGGTTTTGGACGAGTTTCTTTTCGTCCGTCGTGTCGGTGTCCATCAGGTCAATGAGTTGGCCCGCCGTGAGTTCGTCCGTAAACACGGTTGGAATCCACCACTTGCCGCCTGCTTTGAACCGCCTGCGATATGCCAAGGTAGGTAACTCGTTCCACTCCGCAATGATGGTCTTGTAACGCTTTGTAAGCCCCTTGGCGGGCATCTCTCGGACGAGCGATACATCCACCCCCTCCACTATCGCCACGACCCCAGCACGCTTGTCGTAGTCGGTCAGCACGGGGCTGAACTCCAGCGCAGCGATGCGTTGGAACTGGTCAATGGTCAGGTCTTGGAGTTTCATAGCGGATAGTTGGTGTAATAGCCATAAATCGCATCCCCGACCATCAAGTTGAGTTCGGGGTATCTTGCGGCAACGATTTCGGGGGTAAGGTCGGGTTGATAGTGCGTTTCGTGAACATTGCCCTCCCATGCCCCCTGCTCGTAGAGGTAAGGCACGGCAATCATGGCTCTTTTGCTTCCGATTCGGTTTAGCAGGTCCCTTGCGTCCTTGAGGGTTAGATGCTCAAACACATCGCCAAGAATCAAGTAGGTGTAGGGACTGATGTCAAAATCCCGAATGTCAGCGATAAATAGTTCCTTGTATTTGGCCAGAAGACCAAACCGCTCAACATACGGCTCGTAAATCTCAACCCCGTCCATCGTTATTTCGGGCAGTAGTTCCGCATAAGTCCCGCATCCAACCCCTATGTCAAGCACCTTGTCATCAGGTCGCAGGACTGACCGAATATGTTCGGCGATTCGGTTCTTGTAGAATGGGTGCGAGTATGGCATGGTCAAAAGATTTTAAGCCCGTCCGCAATCTTCTTGGCGGTGCTGGCGTGGTTGGCTTTGTCAAGGTACTGCCTGAACTCCCAGTCCGCATTCAAGTCCTCGGCGGTCAGGTAGTAGGGAAGATGCCTGCACTCGTAAGGTGCGACCATCCTTGCCCCTCCGATGACCACCCGCTGATAGCGTTGGTGATGGTAGAAGGCAAAGGTCGTGTCAACGGGCGCAAGTTGCAGGTCGTGGAAGTACGGTTGGTTCTTGTAGCGTAGTTCGGCTTGCTGGAAGAACAGGGCATCGGTAGGAACATCGTCCGTCCGAATGCCAAGGCCGATTTTGTCCTTGACCGAGAACTTAACCCCGTTAAACGGGTCGCCTTCCTCCTGTTCGTACATATAGGTCTTTTCGGGCAAATCATACCAAAATTCCCGCATACGCAGGAGCGTGTCATCGGGCAGCGCCGAAAGGTCAAGGTCGGGGTCCGTGACGATGTAGTCGGGATATCCCATGTCAAACAACTGCTGCGGGATTTGCGCCTGCCATGCTACGAGGTGGCCGAAGTTGCCCCCCGTGCGGATGACTGCAACCTCATTGGCTTCTATTTTCAACTGCTCGTACCATTCCAGCGTGGGGCCGTAGGTGGAATCGTTGTCCACGATTAGGATGGGTCCAACCCCAGGCATCCGCATCAGTTTCTTGACCATCGCCTTCGGCCAGGTGTAGAGGTTGAAGTTGGTGATGATGACGGGGATTTTGGCCATGGCTAAAATGTGATGACGAACTTATCGGGCGCAGGCCATCCCTTGCAGGAGTTATAGACGGTCATGCCTTCCCGCTTCCCTATCCAATGCTCCGCTTGCCAGCGATGTTCACGAACTGGTTCGCCCAGTTCCCGAATGTGGGATGACTTGGCCCACCAAAAAGTCCCCGCAAAGTAGGGATGCCCGTCGGGGTTGTTGTGGTCTGCAATTTGGGGGAACTCTTCCTTGGTCAGCCAATAGGCTCCGACGGCATCCACATTGGCGAGTTCTGCGATGGCCCGCTCCCATGCGACGATATTGAAAAACACCATAGACCTGCACCAAAGTTGGTTTATCAGGCTCGGGTCGGAACTGCCCTTGGTATGCCCGTACAGGTAGGCCGCATCTTCGGTTTGGCTGGCCTTGTACATCTCGGTGAGCGTCGCCTGCTCCCAAGCGTTGGTTCGGGTGACCACCACCTTGATTTTGGAAGCGACGAGCGAATTGTCCAAGATTTCTTTCACGACCTTCCGCTGGTCGGGAGGGCCAACGATGCCGACCCGAATCTCGTCCAACTGTTCTATCAGCCCGTAGTTGCACAGGGCCATCATGTGCTGATGCATGATAAGTTGCCATTGGCCGCCTCCGCCGCAATAGATGTGGTAGTAGTGGATGAGTTTCATTGGGTGAAAAGGAGGGTTAAAGTACAACCGATGAAATACAACGCCACCAATATCGCAAGGATGGCTAAGGCGAGGTCAATAAGGGATTCTCGGTTCATGGCATAAGGAGGGTTAAGATGCAGCCGACAAACACCAAGGCCAGCACGACCCGACCGATGGCGAGGGCGAGGTCAAGGAGGGATTCGAGGTTCATGCAAGCGTGTAGTTATCCTCAAAGAACTCCTTTGCAACAAGCCATTGGTCTAAATGATTCTTTGAATTACGAGCAATCATGTCGCCATCTTTGGGACTGCCACTCTCTCTATCTTCTTTTGAAATTGACACGGAATCGCTCAAAACTTCACCCACGATGTAAGGTCGCATTTCGGCAAGTTGTTTTTTTCGGTATAATCTAAAGTCGCTCATTTTATGGGGGTTTAAGTTGCCCCAAAGTTACACCACCAAGTACTTCCCCGAGTTGCTGACGGCCAATTTGTTGAGGGCCACATATCGCAGGGCATCGCAGGCGTGATTGTAGGAATCAATCGGGACCCCTGTATCCTTGCCGTCCTTGTCGGTGGCCCAAGTGTAACTGCGGAGTTCCTTAATCAAGTTGACCGAATCCTTGGTCACATGAAGGTTGAACCGCTTGACCACATCTATCCCCTGCCTGACGCTATCGGGCCCCTTGGATGCGGGTTTGATATTGAACCCGAGCCGATAGATTTCCTCGATGGACTTCGGTTCTGCTGAATCGGCCACAATCTCCCAAGCACGGGTAATCCCGAACTCCTTCAAGCGGACGGCAATGTCCGAGTTGGTGAGCCCCCGATGATAGAGCAACTCATGCACAAACAAGTCGTCCCCCCTGCGGTACACGGCGACCAAGGC